GAGCGATCAGCCTGTAAGACGGACGGGGAAGTGTCCGAAAAACTTCCAAAAGGTGTAGCTGGACAGGAATCCAGCAGGTTAATAACATGCACTAAAGCGTGTGAGAACGCACAATGCCTTGAGGTGTTAGTTGAGTTGAAGCGGGTATCTGAACAGATGGTAAGATATAGAACTCTATTGTCTAAGATGCTACAGATTGTCAAGGTACATAAAAGTGTTGGGGATGACAAACCTACAAGGATACTAAGTTTAATCGTGCAAGCAAGACATGGGACAATTTCTGATTACCCAGAGTATACTGTGGTAAGATCAGGCGGCCCAGATGAAAGGCCTGAATTTACAGCGAGCGTGTCGTATTTGGGCACTTCGGCTGTGGCAATAGGTTCAAGTAAGCAATCAGCTAAAGAAACATCGGCTGAGATTATGATTAAGAAACTAAAACAGATGGACAAGTTGGAAGGACTTCCAACTTCTTTAAACGCGTTAGTGGAAAAGACCTCAACTATGTTAGATCTTAGAAGTTTATTGCTGAGATGCGGTGATGTGGAACTCAATCCCGGGCCGCCTTTGATAACTATAGCTGATAGTGTGAGGTTGTTAGTGCCGAGTATATTGCCGGGGCCATTTGTAAATAGCCTAACAATTCCATTTGGCGGAGGTAGTGATTACAATGGACGTGAAATGGTAATCGTTGGACAGATACAAATCAACGCAGATACAACTAATATAAATAGTGGAAATTATGACATCACTGCTGAAATATTTTACCCAGAAGGTACTATAACTCCAACAGTTGCATATAGATATGCAACAAACGGAACAGCTACTCCACCAATGGGTGTGTTTAGGTTCCGACAGCCTTTGATAGGGGTGACTGATGATAACTTTGTTTTAGAGATCAGGATACAAGGTGTCGGCCCGGTATTGTTGGGAGCAATAAGATGGGTTGCTACATTCAGCTTCCAAGTATGGGATTTGGCAGATTGGGCGTTGATTAACGATGCAACTGTCAAAAGTGGAATAACGCCAGTGTGGGTTACTAATTACAAACCTACAGATCCCGGAGCTACAGAGGTGGCGCTAGCACGATCCAGGTCTGTGAGCGCATGTCGTGAGCCCGAAAGACCTGAACATGTGTATCGTTTAACTGCGCTGTCAACACCCACTACTGGGAGCAGCTGTAGCTTTGTTCGACTAGCAGACGGTGAAAAACTGTTTTATGAAGATATGGACTTTGAGCGGTACGTCGATCACGTCTCCTACGTAGATCCCCCAATTGATTTGACGATGTGTGGGGACGTGGAAAGAAACCCCGGGCCAGGGACAGATTATACACAGGTTGGGGATGCATTACTGAATCATCCTGGCTACCACTTGGACAACAAGGTGGGCAATACATTCGCCCCAGTTGTTAGAAGCAGGGGAAGTAAAACATCAAAGCAAATAGATGTGGCGTCTACAGATCTACCGGAGGATGTTGGCTTCTCATGGTTAGTAGACAGAATAAATCACACTGCAGGTTTCAGCGGTAACATTGGCCTAACGTTTCACGTGGTTGGCCGTTTGTTAGAGATACCATTATCGCCGAACCGTTATACGCCACTGGAAGACTGTATGTCAGGGGACGAATATGCCGAACCTACTATTGAGACATCAGCCATTGAGGCGAAACGAACGGTACAACGGTTTAAGAAATTTGAACGAGAGCAGGAGTATGCAGCAAGAAAAGGGACAGCCCCTCGTGTAGTCAAGCCAATACAGTCAGAAGAGGACAAAAAGCAGCAGTACATCCGGGTTATTGACCGGATAGCGAACAAGTTCAAGAATGAGACTAGCACGGGAAAGACAGTGGGTTTGATTGGTTGGCTTGATAGGCCAATGTCTCAGAGGTTCAGGTTAGACGTATGTAACAAAATCTTCGGGGAAGGCTGGATGCTGAAGGATGATTTTGACCCATTTGAATGGTATGCCTATTGCAAAGTAAATGCTGTAAGTAAAAATGAAAAAGCTCGCACAGCACTGAAAGTCGACAAGAAGTATGAGGATTATTGCAAAACACCTTGGTTTACCAGTCACTTTGGCGCCGACGAGGCTGATGCCTCTCTGCATAATAAAGTTATGCATGCGTATAATGGCAATCCTGTTTCGAGAAGCCAAAAAGAGAACGACGCGTTGCCCGACGTCATCGAAGTGGTGAAACCCACAGGTCAAGTCCTGCCGAGGTTCGACCCTCGCGAGCTACGGGCTGTGATACAATTTCAAAAGAGCTCAAGACCGGGACAGCTCTACAATGTGGGTACAACTGATCGTATTAGAGCTAATGCTATAGCAAACAATAACGCTATAACCATAGAGGCAACGCTGCAGATACCTACAACATCCCTAATTGCACGTACTGTAAGGCCAGCGACAGGATTACCTGGAGCATTGGTCAATTCAACAGCTCGGCTTCCTGGGACCTTGTGTGGGTTATCAGACTACTACGGAAGGCCATTGCAACCTACTGAATTAACACAAACTATATCACAAGCCATAGCATCAATCAAAGCATCAACTTGGCGTGGGGACAGCCAAACAATAAGTGGATTCCATGTGTTTGACGTTGCTTCAATTGCCGCGGCGACAGCTGTAAAGGGACTTAGCATGGAGTCAGATTTAATTAAAATGGTGTTGTTCCATTCGGTGTTGGGCTATGGACGAAAGGGATATCAAATTCCAATGCACGTGTGGCGAGTAGCAGATCCGTATACAACAGTTGGCGAAGATGATGCCACGCTAGGAAACGCCTCGCCAGTATTTGGCGAGACATGCATACAGGGCGGCATTATGGTGTTTCCATTCTTGGGGGTATCTGGAACAGTGCGATTCCATACGTGTTTGGAAAGTGTGCCAGAGAGAAATAGAGATCAAGCCTATTTCATGCCTACCGCATTGATGAATGCTACGGAGAATCAGGCAGAGGCCATAGCGTTATTTGTGATGTCAAAAGCGCCTTATCCCTTCTGTCTATATACTGCCACGAAAGTGTCAACTGATGTGTCGGGGGCGACTAATCCTCAAAACCAAGTGTGGACAACGACTAACAGTCTTGTTTCTGTTCCTGGTCCAACAGAGATAGATATAATTTTACCTCGAAAGGTGCCTTCCCGAGCACCAACAACAACGGACCAGGCCAACTACATAGTACTGCAAAGACCAGTTTGGGGACCAGTGGCAGTAGTACCACCTGCTGTAGCAGTGCAACCACCCAACACTATCTTGACTGTTAACGCTGTTGGCCCTGCAGTGGTATCATATGAATTGTGTGCTTATTTGATCAGTTGGGGTCTTAGTTTTGACCAGACGACGATAAGGAATTACCTCAATAGACTGAACGGTGTAGTTGGGGTTTCAGATGACTTATATTCATGTAGAGAAATTGCAGCAGCATTGTCACACTGGTGCCAGCCTTTAGTCAGTGGAGTCGACGCGAATACACTACCGACTGTTAATACATATAATAAATATATTCGACCAAATGGTTTTCTAATGGATGTAGGTACTGTAAATTGGCCTACCCCAAACATACAGTACTCTGACTACACGGTCAACCTAACAGACGCTTTGGCGTGGAATAAAGTGGCCTTGGGAGTGGCAACAGTTGAAGGATACTCGCCTGAAGGAATGGAGGGATTACCTGAATATTTAGCCAACCCAAATTGTATATTGGATGAGAGCTTATTGGCATTAAGTATGGCCGCAGCCTACACGACTTTTTATGGAAGCCAGGGTCTATCAAGTAGGTGCTGGACTGATGGATTCACGAACACAGAGCACGATGAACTGTCGGACTATGTACCAAAATTTTATGCAACGACAGGCACAAATGGCCAATTGATGCCTGCAAAAGCTACGGGGATGATTCATGAGTTGTTCAAGCATATGTTCGAACGTCAAATGACGTATGTGGAATCGTCCAACCCAATATCTGGTCAGGAAATCAAGTACACAGTGTTCGACAGATGGTTACCCCCTCTCCGGTATGGAAATGTTGTGGATCCTTTGTATGCGATCGACTACATAGGTAATACTCCAGTAATTGTGACAGATTTGTGGCTAAATGTATTAAGCCTTAAATCAGTGAAGGCATGCAGCTCTTTTCCCCCACCTAATTCTGATGATTCATTGCAGGGCTATTTTGAAGGATTAGATACATGGGTGGGGACTGGGGTGATTAGATATACATCACCTTATCTGGACCGTGAGACAATGGTGTCGTATTTTGATGTGGACGATTTGCCATATGTAAGTGACCGGACAGTCTACAATACCAGGATCTTTGTTAATAGTGGACTATCATCGACCAGGGACGCAGCGGGAAATGTGGTCGCTGACGCTTGTATTCCAGCAGGACAGTACGCGTTCCAGGCAAAGATTTGGGGTGGGACACTTCCTCCGCTCCAGCTGCAAATATCTACCCTTACGTCCGCGTGTATGTCGCCTACTGGATTAAGGCAGTATCAGATGATACCACAGGCAAATGTAATCAATATTTTGAACGCCATGAATCGACAAAACTACCTGTCAGTAAGTGCGTGGGCAATAGGTGATGTAACAGGCAGGTCAAACGTGCAGAGACTTGGCGCTAAAAAGAAGAGCATATGGATGACGAGAGTTGAGGAGAACATGAAGTCGGGTTTTGGCTCTGGCGCCTCACTGGAAACTCCGGCACCACCGCCTGCTGCGGCACAGGATGTTCCATCAGAGGCTGTGTTGGCTATGGCAGTCGAGCCAACTTCGACTGGCAACTCAAGTGTTCCCTTGAGTACTATGGTGACGCAAGGGACAACGGGCTTAATGTCATAAGTGTTGAGGATATAGAGTGGCTACGAACACACCCTAATCGTAGACTAACGCACCAGGAATTGACTAGAGCAGGCAGAATCTCACAGGGGATATTGGAATACGACAGAATTAGGATAGATAGTAGTTACGTACGGAAATTCACTGTAGGAATAGTGGTGGGCGCTGACCCGCGATTTAATGCGCAAGAGGCGAGGATGTGGAATGATCAGAAGTGGCAGGAGAAAACGCCGCCACTGTGTAACGCAGATATTTCGATATTAAGGTGGCGTATACCAGACGTGATGCCATATGTGAGTGATAAAACAGTTGAGATACTTTCAAATTTAGATTATGTATCATTTATCAATTGTGCTATATATTCAATAGTGTTTCCAGAACAGTTTGAAATGCTAGCTGACATCGGTGTGTTTGATGCAAGAGACAACATAATTCAATTTGGAAAACGAATAACATCTTCAATTAAACGAGTCAATTGTGAGGAATTGCATAGGCAGCCGTTCGCAGAGTTTCATTCTTTGGCCGGCTACCAGCAAGCTGAGCCAGAGGGGTGGGATCTGAGAACTGAAGTCGAAGCGTTGGCAAACGCAGGCGACGAGCACGGTATGTGTGGGTCGGATTTCGATAGAGAATTTGACATGGCACTATTGGCGATTAGTGAAGGCAGAGAAACTGAGGGGCCGGACTATATGGATTTTCAAGCTTATGTAAGGTCTGGGAAATGGGTGACGAGCGGCAGTTCTTCAATTGGTCATGTGCAATGGGAAATGGACGGAAAGACCGGACATTTCAAAGCTAGGAAAAACATGTTAACATGCTTATACACAGCCGACGAATTGATTGATTTGGTTGACCGTTGGGACAAGAAACTGTTTAGTCGCGCATTTATTAAGCCAGAACTTGCAAAGCGCAGAGTGGCCGTCGCATCGAATATTGAAAGCTATTTGAATGACAGTTATGTGTTGTATCTAATGGGCCATGGTTATAAGAACTGGAAGGGAGTGACTTTAGATGAGACACGCAACCAGGAGCAGACGCGTGTGCGAGAAACAATGATACGGATGGGAAATGGAGAGTATGCTTTGCCATTTGACTATGCTGCATTCGATCACCAACCAACAACAGATGAGATAGTTAAAATCATCAAACACATGACACGTAGAATAGATCCACGAGCCCGTAAATATGTGACAAATATGATTGTGTCATATAGCAATAGCTATATATGGTATCAGGACAAAGATGGCAATCATACACTCAAGGTCAGAGGCGGTCTTCCATCTGGGGTTCGACCAACCAGCTTAATTGGAAATATCTGGAATGCATGCATGTGTGAGATTGCAGTTAAAAGAACTGCGATACTGATGAATGCAAATCTGGTCCAGTATTATAAAGTTAGGGGAGATGACAGTTACTTCATTTCCCCATCAGTTACAGCCTTAATAATGCTAAGGCTGGTGATGGCAGGAATAAACGCTAAGGGATCAAATGCCAAATTCGGCATTGCCTCTGGACACGTCGAATTTCTCAGGACAAATATGACCGGAGTCACAACGCGAGGGTGGGCATGCAGAACTATTCCAACTTTGTCGCAGCGCAAGCCCTGGAATCCAGAGCCGTGGAGCCCAGTATCAGAAACAGCGACATTAGTCAAGGGCGTTGAAACAATATGTCGGAGGTGCAATGTCGACAGCAATATTTTAATGTCGATAATAGAACGTAGATTTTCAAAGCTTACCGGTTTATCTAAGCGTTGGTTATCGGTGCCTAGACGGTTAGGGGGCTTCGGCTTGACAAAGGACGTTGGTTGGCGGGCCCGTGGGAAGATTCCAATTCCTACTCGCCAACAGTTCGATGTCAAGCCAGCCGTAAACCTAGAACTACCAGAGTGGCTAGAAGGGCTAATTTCGCCAGAAAAATATACGGAGGCTTTTCTATCAACAACAATAGCTACGGATGACATCCCCGGCACTGTGGGGGTGTTGAGGGGGCCATATATTAAGCAGTTAAGGAACTTTAAAACGGAATGGGACAAAATAGAGGTCGTTCCGCGGACAGTGATGTCGTCAAATTGGCTAACTAGTAGGACATTAGTTCCTGAACAACAGCACATTGTTTACAATTCTGTTGACGGCAAAATTACATTGCTTGAGTTTATGTCTCAGTACGGAATAGCCTCTTTGGCCGCAAAGTTAGATTCGATGATGGAATTTATGAAGAGAATGTTCCCTGCGGCTTATCAACGGGTAAAGGGAATATCGAAGCGGGGTTGGCATATCAGTGACGCTATAGATATAGCTACAGGTGATAAGCCAATAGCTAGGATGCCCAAGGTATCTCCTTTGCTCAATACATATGCGAAGGAAATCGTGTGGACTGACGGTGAACCGATGAGGTGGAGTGGCAGGAAACAGATTGGAACCGAGCTGTACAGGAGTACATACGCTGCAGCTGCTGCTCTTTGGCAGTCGCAGTTGAACCTTTGTTATTTGTATTAGGCCAGTCTAGTTGGTCCAACTTATTCAATTTCAATTCTTCCTCTAAGTACCATAAAGCAGTCGC